ATTTTAAATAATTTTTTATGTTATCATATTTCTTTTTAGTATTAACTGCCATATGCAATAATGCAGTAGAATCAAATCCACCAGAGAATAATACTACCAAATTGCAAGTCTTATCAGTAGGAATACCATTCAATATCCCATCTTTTGCTAAAATCTTTTCCATAATTTAATCACCACTAATATAAAACACTATATCATAATTAGATTATACACTATTCGCCCATCAAAAATCAATAAAAAGAAAAGAGGTGTAGAATTAACTACACCTCTTTGAATGGATATATTATTTAGTTTTGTATTTATATACAGTCATGTTTACTGATGACTTATAGCTTAAACTATCGACTAGTTAGCGGCTACTTGTTTGTTGTCTACCAAAGTCAAACGATGATACATGTATTTATTTACGGCTTTTTTGGCGTAAATTGTACAGAAACCACGTTGTGCTTTGAAGTCAGCATCAACCAATAATTGACTTGCGAATAAAGGCAAGTATGGAGCATAAATATAGCCAGCTTCAATGAACATTTCACCTTTAGCACCTACCAAGATTTCATTATCAGGGTAGTATGGGTTTTTATATACTTTGTATTTTTCATCCAAGATACCTACCAAGTGTGGGCCACCAACGATACCATTTGTAGATACACGTTTGAAGATTTCACGTACTTGACCGATATTTGTGTTCAAGGATTCAATGTATGTAGCGGCATTTTTACCACAGATAATAAATGTAGCTTCATAGCGTTTAGTGTTACCAAGAATTGTGTTGGACGCATCATTGATAGCATTAAACAATGTAGCTTCATGTGTTTTAACGTCTTGACCTTTATACTCAGGAAGTTTATTCCAAGTAGATTGGCTACCAGCAATTTTCAACAAATCTTGCATGATTTCATTGTCGATTTCGTAACCAATTTCACCACTCGTAGCTTTTAGGATAACTGTATCCATGTCCAAGCCGAATGACATTTTTAAATCGTATGCAACCTAATTGTGTTAAATTGAATTGTATTAAATGAAAGTTTAACAATTCAAAACTTATACTCTCATATAAGAACAGACTATATCTTTACCATATTACTTAATGTAACTTAGGTACTCTACACTTCGGTCATCTTTCATAATAACCTACCCCCATGTCTGAGTTAGTCGTTGAATCTTTGACTACATATATTCACTAATAGCTTTATAAAATGAGTCTTTATTATCTAAATTATCTTCTGTTATGAAAATATAGTTATATCCAAGAGCAATTCCACCTTCACGTTTTGCAATAATTTTTCTATATTCTTCATTATGATTTTTAATAAACCCATCTTTAAACTTATAACTTGGCTTAACCTCTATAATTAAGTTATACTTTGGAATATAAAAATCTACTACATGATATAACCTAAAACCATCAAAATCATACTCATATCTAATATCCTCATATTTGAAAGATATGTTTAAATCAATCAAATAATTAAATACCTTTAATTCATATGAACTTCTTAAATATAACTCTTTACCAAGATAATCAACTCTATAATTAGCACTACCTATTGTACCATCTAGTAAAGCGTTTGATGATAATTTAGACATATGTAATTTCTTATCTGGTCTGTTTTGAGTATCTCTTATCTTCTTAGAAACTCTATTTTTATAATCTTCATCAGACCATTTAACTCTATTACCATTAGCTATTTTCTCTTTTATATCTTCCCTATTTTGTGTAATTTTTAATGTAGCAGAAACTCTATCTCTATAACCATCTTCTTCCCACCTATCTCTTGTATCTTCTCTTTGTTTATCTCTATAAGACTGAGATGCTAAAGATTGATTTGGAAACTCAGATTTAACATCACTAACTGTTTTACCAGTAATATTAAGATACCTTTTATTTCATCATAGGGTATTATAACAACTTTTTTCTGCTTTCGCAACCTTCACGCTTACCCTTTCGAGTTACGTTGTAGTGTGTTATACTTTAGGAACTCCCAGCAATTCGTAGAGTTATCACTCACCATATTTCTATGATAAGGCGACATTGCATAAAATGAAACTCTTTATGCACAAAGTTTATCGAACATATATACGGATTTTAATTTACGTGGACGAGCAACTACAGGCTCAGAAACTACACGCACGTCAACTTGGTCTACAGGAGCATCGAAACTATTTTGGTCATAATCAAAATCAGCTTCCAAATGAGCAACTGTTACACCAGTCAATGTAATCTCACCAGTAACATAATCAACAGTACCAGCACCTAAACCAGTACTTGCTGTATCAGTGATAGTACCTTTTTTACCAGTAGCATCAGGAACATCAATCAACTCTGAACCGATTTTATCTTCAGAAGTCAAACGGAATGTACCAGGCTTGATAGGAGTATGCAATACTTTTTGAGTTACATTACCACCTGCGATAGTCAAGGACTCACCACTTACGTGTTCACCACTGAAATCACCACCAGTGAAACCACGTTGAGATGAAATCATATCAGTACCAGCTTTGATACCACCTTTGTTGTTACCATAAGTGAATTTCAAGAAGAATACTTGACCATTCCTACGGTCAAGAGGTTGAACTGATACAATATCATTCGCAATCAAATTAGGCATGACTGCTGTAATAATATCAAATACATTAGATGTAAATGTATTAACCATAGAAATGTCAGTGCCTTCATGAATAGCTGTACCATTCATCATACGACCTTTTGTCATTTCCAACTCAGATTTTGTATTTTCAAGCAACAAAGAAAGTTGAGTTGCTTCTACATCGGAGTAACCTTCTACATGTTCTTTAACTACATCTGTATATGCACTCCAAGATTCCAACAATGGACGATATTGTTCGTAAATATTTGTTTTCATATGTTAAATTATTTTCCCTTAAAATAAAATTTATACTAACTTATATAGTAATGAATACTAACCCCTACGATTAGAGAATAACTCACCTACTCTAGGTTTAGCATTTACGATATTCTCTTTTCTAACACGGGAAGATTCATTAACAATTTGAGTATCTACAATAGAATTTTTAAATGTATTCATACTATTGTCATTACTCATAGATTCACATATAGAATATACATCAGATTTATTAAAACCTACAGGCAACTTTGATTGAACCGATTCTACTGTTAACCCATAATTACCAGCAATGACTGAAATTAAATCATGTTTGATTGATTTATTTACAGCTTTAATGGAATTATAAGATTCATCAAGTGAATCAACCTCACCACAAAGTTTTCTAATTTTTGCCTCTAAATCTTTAATCTTCTGTTCGTATTCTTCAATTTGGTTATCTCTCCTATCAATAGCAGATTGATAACCACCATCAACACCATCTAACTCTTCAGTCAATGACTGTACATCTGTTTTTAAAGCTGTGATTGTATCTTGCTGTGCTTGAATTAATGCATCTTTCTTATTAATATCAGTAACAGCTAATGCAATCTCATCATAAGCTTCAGATAATTCATTTTCTAATTTGTCTTTATCTTGTGAAAGATTTTTATTATCCTCACCTAAAGACTTATTAGTTTTTAAACTCTCATCTAGCTTACGTTCTAACTCTCTATTAGATGTAGTCAAACCCTCTTGAATTAGAGAAGTATTTTGATACTTTAATGCCTTGCAGGCTTCCTCAATAGAATTTAACTCATCTAAATCAGACTGTAACTCATCAATCTCATTTTGCAACTCAATAATCTGTGCATCTTTCCTTGCAATAGTGTCTTTTAGGCTTTCAACTTCAGATTGTATCTCGACCTCTTTATTCTTAGAGTCTTGAAGTACATTTGAAATTTTATTTAGAGCATTGTCTAAACTCTGTTTCAAACCCTCATTCTCTTTTTCAAGAGATTGTTTTTGAGCCTTAATAGATTGAAGTGTTCGCTGTAAAGTATCAATTTGTGATTCACTATCATCAATAACCTCAATAGTGTCTCCGTCATCTACAACAGCTTCATCACGTTTAGCAACGATTATATCCTCAACACTTTCAAGTAATAACCTCTCAGGTGTTAAGTCATAACCATCAATGCTATATATAAAGGACTTAATATTTTTAAAGTCCTTTTCATCACACTCTTTAATAATTTTAAAAAGAGCGTTATGAACATTTGTTTCTAGTGTCTGTTTTTCAACTACACCCTCAGTTACAACATCATTAGGACGTGCAGACTGAACAGACGGGAATGGAACAGCATCAAACGTAATAAAATTATATTGATTCTCATCTACCTCAATATAATCCTTACGTTGATGTAATGCACCACCAGCCCTAGATGAATAGCCGATAACACCACCAGCCTCATATAATGTATTAATGATTCTACCAAAAGGAGTATCAAGAATATGTATCTCACCGAAGATTTGGTTAGATTGTGGCACTTTCCACATCTTAGCAATCCTATGAGAAACCCTCTCAAAATCTACTTCCATCCTATCAGCGGGGTGATTAGCCTCACCATATAGGGTATTATACATTAACTGTTCTGTTACGTATGGACTAGCAAGAACATTATCCCATAACTTCTCAGAATACTTTCTACCATTCCTATTTAGAGAATCCCACTCAGCAAGCGGCCCTCTAATTACCCTTAGAACAGAATTAGAGGTAGAATCCGTAGGTACATTACTCTCGTATACACTCCTATCAAATACAGAAATATCTGATAAGTATGTCTTTTCACTATTATTCATGTTGTACCTTAATACCCCCAAAGTAACAATAAAACATTATCAACTAACAACACGCTAGTTAACAATATGTATAAAATTGAAATACAAAATCTACTTTTAAGGTCTATAATGTACACCAATTTATATCATTTGAAAACATTATTACCATAAATATCTGCATGATAGACCATTAAAAGAAAAGAGGATATACAAAATGTGCATATCCTCTCATATTGTACATATTGATATATAATATGTGCAAAAATATTTATATGTTTTACGTGAAATTAATCACCATTTCCCTTAAACACTACATACCTATCTTGTTTTTTAGCATAATGGTCAATCGCACTCATATAAGAAATATCCCTTTTACTAGTTAATACCCAAATAATTCTATCACGATATTTCTTCAACCACTTTTGATATGTAGAATCAGATGCTGTATGAACAGTATTAACACCACAGTCAGATAGTATAATAATAGAGTCTGGGTTTTTAACTTTCTTCATCATTGCATGAACACCAGGGACAATATCAGTACCACCCTCTGCTTTAAATTTCATCAATTCAGCTTTAAGTTTAGTACCCTTACACTTAACCATACGCTTAACACATTCAGCGGCACTCCAAGCCTCAAAAGGTATGATATAGAATAACACATTCCTCATCTGTTTATCTGCTTTAATCATTGCATCCATCTGCATGATAACTTTCTTAAAAGCACCACTACCCATTGAACCAGAGCAGTCAATTAAGACAGCAACTTTAATCATTTGTGTTTCAATATCTTCCCTACCAGGAGGAGCATCCTCAATACGCTTGTTAATCATGTTAGGATTCATTGTAATACGTTGACCTAATGCTTTTCTGAAAAGCTTTTCTAATTTAGCTTTCCAATCAGCAACCATACTATTACCTTTAAATAATGTAGTCATAGTACCAGCACCAAAGTCTTTATAGTTATCTAAGGATTGTTGATTAGTATTAGCTAATGTCTCATCTTTATCTAACTCTTCTTGCATACGTTTAGCGGCTTCCCTAACAATCTTATCAACAACACCCTTACCATCAGTATCATCTAAATCGTTGCCTTTAGTATCATGTGCCTTTTTGAAGTCATCATTAGGTTTATTCCCTCTGTCACCTCTACTACCACTACCAGCTTGATTGTCTTGTGATTGAGAACCCTCACCACCTTGTGAGTTAGAACCATCACCTTGTTGAGAATTATCACCACTCTGTTGATTTGAGTTACCCTCTTTTTGAGAAGTAGAAGATTGTGAACCTTCCCCACTAACCTCACTTGCTCTCTCCTTAGCAGTATCAGACATATTCTCTTGCTCTTTATTTAATGCATCTTCCATTTCAGATGTACTATCTAAAGAACTACTATCATCGCCCATATTAGAAGAACCATCATAATTAGGTGGTGCATAGGAATTATCCTCTGATATCATACCACCAGAAGAACCACCACTCTCACCACTTCCATCATCACCAGATGAACCACCTTCGCCATCTGAATTATTATTGTTGCTCTGTTCTTCTCTATCAGTATCTAAATCTTCACCATACAGGTCATTATCTAAATCTCTATCCTGCTTAGAAAATTCATCACTAGAATTATTATCACCACTGTTATTAGCATAAGGGTTAGCATCTTTACCACCACTAGAACCCTGTGAGCCATTGGAACTACTACCCTTACTCAAAGGGTTACTATCTACAGGGTCAGGTATAGAGCTACTAGAACCACCCATCTTACTATCACCACTACTCTGTTGTGAATTGTCATCACTATCAACAAAAGTAACATCTACTGGCTGTAAATCAAAAATAGTGAATTCACCTAAATCATTACCTGTAGGTACAAATATTCTTTTCTTTAACTGTTTTTTAGCCATCTATTTTATACCCCCATTATAAATGATTATCTGAATCGTCTAAAACAATACAAGGTTCTTCTCTCACATCTTCTACATGGAATGAACCATTTACAATCGATGTAACAATACCAAATTTCTTCTTCTTAGAAATCCATACTATGTCACCAACTTTAACGGACTTAGGCTGTGTTCCACCACTCATATCACCCATGTCATTACTAGAGTCACTACTATCAGAAGAATCGTCAGCTAAATCTTCAGCAGATAAACTTGTCTTCTCTTCAGTAGTACCCTCTACCCATGAACCATAAGAACCATCAATAGGTATGATATATTTCCTATCTAAGTCAGCATAGAAATCGCCACTATCAATATACACAGGTGAGTTTAATTTAGCATCATCACCTAAATCAGTAACATCAACACTATCAATCTTAGCCTTATTAACTGTATATACATCTAGAGTAATATAGTCATCTTTTTTAACAGGTTTATATCCCTTAATAATACCTACAATATTAGTACCCTTAACTTTTACAAGTGTACCATTAGCTAAAATCTCTTTATCAGAAACTTTTTCTTCATCAGTAATTCCACCAGACTTACTCCAATATATCTTACCACTTGTCAATACCCTAACAACATCAGTAATAACCCTTTGGAATATGTGAGAACTAGCACGTAACTCTCTGAAAGCAGAACCTACAAAGAAATTACAAAAAACATCAGCACCCCAATAGTTACTTAAACTATCTTTACATCTCCTTATATCAACTGTTGCTTCTTTATCTAAACCTGACACCTTATTTAGTGTAGCAACAACTGTATTAACCATATCATCAGCAGATTTAAATTTCTTTAAACCTACATTATGCTGTACCCTCATATGAATTGTATCTTTAATACAATTAGCAGGGAATACACCATTAGCAGAACCATTACGTGTTAGGTTAGGAGTTCTAGCTAATGCTACTTTAAGTTTAGCATTAATAAACCCATCCATAACTACGTTATCCATACCACCACTAGCATATGTTCCATCTAAATCAACATCGCTATTACCACCACTAAAATGAACTTGATTGTTAGTAATCAAATGTGCCATTTCATGAGCAATAAAGAATGTTAACAAGTACACATAACAATCCTGTAATGAATTATACAACTCACCCCTATTAACATATTCCTCTAATGCTTCCCTAAGAATAAATCTAGGGTTATAGTGATAAATATATCTACCTGTCTTTTTATGTAGACCAACAGCTAATGTAGAAATATTGAAATTCCTCAAATGTTTAATGGAATCTGACTTAAACAAAGAATAAGCCATTAAGTCAAAACGCTTTAAATTATTTTCAACTAAAGGCAACATTGAATCGTAGATAGCATTATAATCACACTTATCTACCAACAAATCAAATGTCATTGTTGCTTCTTTAGTGTTATATTTTATAGGCGATTCGTTAAAGTCAGTAATACTGTATATCTTATCATCAAAACCACTCTCAACATAAAAGTACTTTTCATCATCTCTAGAATATAAATCACGTTTGACTATAATCCTAAATACATTTTTAGAACCCTCGGCTAATTTTACATTTTTATTAGACATGAAGAACAAGCTAATTACTGCCTTATTATCATCAAAGGAATCACCCTCACCAAATACAATTTTTTCAAAAGTATTATTGTCTAATATATCTTGAATGGCTTGCATGTTGACATACTTACCACTATTAAGAGATTCTGTGATTGTATTATAACTTTTTAACTCCTCTACCTCTTCAGTAGATAAGCTATTAATATAGTCTAATACTCTCTTTCTTCTATTTCGCTCATTAATAGATAACCCCATTAATAATCCCCCAAATCAATTAAACAACAAATTTTTCAATGAAAGCATTATATGTATTAAACCCACTAAAAGTCCTATACTCACCCTTAACAAATGAATATACAGCATCTGTTACTAATTTAACAATAGTGCCACTACCATATGCACCCTTAGAAACATAATACCTTACATCTACTTTAAGACCATCAACATAAATTGTATCATTTAATTCAACAAAATCTACACCATTATCAATAATCTTAGAACTATAAGGGTTATAAGAACGAATTGCAGTATTTAAAACAGAGAAATCAAAATCTGGTGCATAACACTCAACTAAATCACCACTACTTACAACATTATCACCAAAATCAGGTAATGTATCAACAGGTAATCTAGAAATAAAATCATTAACATGTTTAAAACTTAGCATATCTATATCTCTTTCCATAAAGTAATAGAGGTGTATATCCAAGACAAAATCATAATGAATATAACACCTCTATCATACAAACTAATTATAATACATTGTATTTAACATTCTTAGGTGTCTTTGATTTTTTACTTTCTTTAATAGCTTTTTTGATATTTTCAATATCTTCTCTAGATACTTTATTACCAAAATCACTAGTAATATCTATAATCCAATCATCACCAACACCCTCAGCTAATTGATACATATCCTCTAGATTTTCACCAGACCTCTTCAAGAAAAGTACCATATTATCTGCATTAGGTAAAATGTCTTTAATCCCTGTTAAGAACATTGCATAGTTTTCATTAGGTAATGTTTTGCCATGAGCTTCCATGAAATCATTACATAAATCTAAGCAATATTTAACAATGCTCTCAGTATTACCACTATATTTAGAGAAGTTACGTTGTACAATCTTCATAAATGGAATAATAAGAGTTTTATCACTTAACTGCTCAATAGTGATATCCTCATCAAGATTTGTACCAAATGTATTATTGAAGTATTTAGTAAACTCACCTAAAATACTTTCCCCTAGATACATTTTAAACATATCTTCACGCTTATTACTAGTATTGATATCTAATTGCCTTACAAAACCAGCTAAATCTTCTACTAAATCAATAGTATCACTACACTCAACTCTATCATCAGCAGACATAGGTTTAAGTGTAAATTGTTTTAAATCATCTCTGCACTGAGCCAAGCTATCAACAATATCACTAGCGGAAATTGATGTATCACCAACTTTAACAGTATCACCAATTAACAAAGATTCCCAACTATCACTACCATATAATAATGAATCCAAGAACTTAATTGTTTTTTGAGCATGACTTTCTAAAGAGTCAGACTGCCTTTCTAAGATTAAGTCTTCAAACTGCATTACTACGTCATCGGTAAACAAGATTTTACCATTGAAAGCCTTAGCTTTAAATGTGCCATTTTCTTGTCTCTTACCACGCATAGATTTAATATCTTTAGATAGTTGTAACATGTTACGTGTAGATGGTTGTGCATCTTCCAATGTACGTTTCTCAACACTAGCCATAATTTTTAAAGCTTGCTCTGTATCTAAACCCTTGAAGAACTCAATCAATGTACCATCAATTAAACCCTCTTCTTTTTGAGATTCCATAAACTCAATCCATGATGCTACATCATTCTCATCATAGTTTTTCTTCCAATAGATTGAGAACCTAGCGGCAAAGGCAGGGTCAAGTGTACCTGTATCACCATAACCACCAGCTTCATCGTCCATGCCTTCCCAAGCCATATTACAAGCGGCAACTACTTTAACCCTATCTTTATAATTAGAGAAGTCAACACCAGCGAAACGATAGTCAGAAATAACTTCAAATACAGCAGATGTAACAGTATTAGAACTTACCCTATTAACCTCATCAAAGAATAGAATAACCTCTCTACCCTCTTTAAGTGCTGTTACAAACCTATCTTTAATTGTCTTATCAGGGGCTCTCAAAGTCATGATATCAGTCATTCCATACTTAATATCAGCAGATACATTAGCTACAACACTCTGTAACTCCCTAGATACATCATCAAGACCACTACCTTTAAGAATACCACCACCAACATATTCTGTTAATGACTGTTTAACTGGCATACCCATAAGGTCAACAGCATCTTTACTAGCCAAGTTAACATTGATTAAGACTGGCTCTAAACCTGTTTTAATCTTAGCCTTTTTCATATACTGTTTAACACGACTGGTGTTATGAGAAATGAAACCATTAGCAATAAATGTATGAGTTTTAGGAATTGTTACGTCATATACAACATGAGTACCAATCTCTTCAACACTAACTACAGTACTAACATTACAATTTCTTAAATAAGAAATTGTTTTAAATTCATCCCATAATGGATAAGCAATAAACTCTCTCTCTAATTTATTATCTTCAATAAAGGAAAGAATATTATTGATAGAAGTTCTATGTCTATCTAAGTCGTTACTGAAATAACCTGTTTTTAAATTCTTATATTGAGTACGTGTCATACCCTTAGACTCAAAACATACCTTGATTAAGAAATTAATCTCATCACGTAAAACAGAGCCACACTCTAATGGAATATCTAATTTACCTTGTCTAGTCTTACCACCAAACTTAGAAATTAATTCATCAGCCTGTTCATGTTTTAATACTAATAAGTCTTTAATTAATAACATCAACTCAACACTATCCCTAGCATTAAGACGCAATCTAGGATAGTATCTATTATAATCTTTATCATACCTATCTTTACCTCGATAAGCCTTGAAACCTAAAGAAGATAATACATCTTGTAAATCTGAAATCAAAGACTCACTCTTACAACAGAACTCTACATACCCATAATCACCACTATGTGCAATATACCCATCTGTATCAATATAACCAGCAAGTACATTTAGAATGTATTCATATGAACCACTTCTAGGGAAATGCTCTTTATCAACATCACCCCAAGTATAATTATATACTCCAATTTCCCACAACTCTTTTTTAAGGTTTCTTCCTTCTCTAGGGAACTCTTTATATAACCTATAAATCTTACCACTATCTCTTAAAGCACTACGGAAATTGTCAGACCTTGTACGTTTTGTTGTATCTTCAATAAATCCATTTTCATTTAATAATGTAACTATTCTCTCTTTATTATAAGAAAGAGTTAAACTATTACAACCTTTAGCTTTATTTGAAACACAACCATCACCTAATACAAAGCCATACATATAGGCATTGAAATCATGTTTAATATCTTTGAAATAAGAAGAATCAAACTTCTTAGATAATAAAACATCCCCTTCTTTAATGTCTAATGCTTTCCTCCAAACAACACCCTCTTTAGATAACACACGTAATGGATGATTTTTAGTTACCTTAATAACACTACCATAATTATCCTTGATAGCAACAACTTCATCACAAACCTCTCTATATGTATGAGAAGTAGTAACATAATCGGTTAAACCATCTACAACATACTCACGTTCAAGATAACCATCTGTGAAATCAAGATTCTTAATTTCAGTAATACCACCATCAACACGAATAATTGTATCACCAGTAACACATTTCCCCAATGCTGACGGACCGATTAACATGGCTGGCGAACCTGTCTCTAAAGCAGTTGACAAGAAATCACCAACATCATCTTTAACAGGTTCTTTAACTTCATCAAAGTTACTGTAACCTTTAGATTCTAAGAAAGGAATGAATTTTTCACAGCACCACTTAGATACATAACCCTCTAAGATTTTACGTTTATAAAGTTTTTCCTCACCACTATCTTCCTTACCCTCATTTTCAGCCTCAGCAGTTTTATCAACTGAATACAAGTAATCAGATAACATATCCCATGTACGATAGTTAGGGAATACTTGTGTACGCTGTTCATTGTCAGATAAACCTTCAGCAATAGCATCTAATACAGGCTTATCATTGTACACCATATCACGATTATTATTTAAGAACTCTAATACAACAGGGTGAATATTAGAAACACCTTTAAAGCCTTTCTTATCTGTTGTACCACTTGCCCAATCAAACCACCTACCCATAACATCGCTAGGATATACTTTTAAAGGAATGAACCTATTGGAATAAGCTACGTCTAAGTCAGTATTAACATCATACAACATATCTAATTCCATACGATACTCTTCACGTTCAACACCTTTTTGAATGTCAAGATTAGTAGCGGCAACAAACTTACAACCATTCAAAGTCATATCATTTAACTTCTTCTGATTGAGAAGTTGTACCAAAATACCATTTACACCTTTATCACGGCAGTTATGAACGAATACACCACTATCATCACCTAAGTCAATCAAGAAGTTATGAGTATCTTCTACCTCAATATCATAAACATCTTCTTTATAAGGTAGTATTTCAACAGAAACAACTTTATGATTATAAACACTAGCCAAGTCTTTCGCTCTAGCAAAAGAACCAAAGTATTTACATAAATTACCATACCTAAAAGCAAAATGATATTTATCTAAATCCCTATCAGAATGATACTCCATATATTCTCTATTAGTGAAATCACCATACTCACTTAATAAATAATTCAAGAAACTTAAAGTATCCCTAACACCTTTATTAGATAAATCTACATAATCGCCAACAGATGTATCATAAGTACCATCACAAATACCTTGTTTTGTTTCATCATAGTTAAGTGATTTAATTTTATTAAGAATTTTCTTATTTGAGTTGAAGAATCTTTCCCAATCTCTAGAATCTACCTCATCAAAGACATCAGAAAGTGCATATCCATTATCATCAATATTAAACCAATCTGTACTTACTACAGAATAATAAATACCATGTTGACCTGTGAAAGTATCTACAAAACCTTGATAATTATCAATATTAATATCATACCCAACATCACTAAGAATTTTAACAAACCTAACAGCCTTCTCAAAATTAGCTTTATGATTAGCGGATACCCTATCAATATTATCAAACTGTCCACTATCCCACTGAGATTTACACCTATCACTACACATATCTTTAAATTCCTGTGTCTTAAAGGATTTATTTCTTTCGTCTGATGTCATTACCTCATTATGACGTTTAGAACCCCAATACTCCTCTAAACCTTTACGTTGATTTTTAAAGAAATCTGGATGTTGCATTGCCTTACACATACAACCCCTCTGCATGTCTAAGTAACCATCAACACTTTGTAATCTCTTACTAACAGAATTTTCACCATGAATATGTAGATTATAATGCTCAATCCTATCCATAACTTTAAGATTTTCAGGAACATTATTTAAAGAATTGAAATCTACATGATGTGCATTTCTAAAGCAACCATCTTTACCTAACTTACCATAAGTATCACCATAGTACTGTCTAGCAACCTCTCTATGAGTATAGTACTCTTTCATATCACGTGGATTTATGAATGTTTCATATGTACTACCAAAAGGAGTCTTAGTACTATTCTTGTAGTTAAAATATGTAGACATCAAGCTTCGACCATGTTCAAAGTGCATTGCCATCTCATAAGAACCATCACGTAACATAAACCTATGGTCAGGAGTACAAATAATACTAGAACCATTATCTAAAGTTACTTTAACAACATCTGCATCCCTACGTGTAACACCATTAGAATATGCTTTTTTAAATACAACATTTCCATCTTTATCACAAGAATAAACATAGAAAGGCTTAGTAGTACCAAATTCGTTGTATAATTCTTCCATTGTTAAGCTTCTACCATCAAGTAACTTAACTTTAGTAGAACCACTGAAACAGCGTGTAATTTCATCACAGAATAGAACTGGTGTACGCATATAGTTTTTATACTGTAATTGTAGTTCAACAATCTTAGTTTTTTGTTCATCTGTTAGGTATTTTTTCTCTGTCTCTACACTATTACCTTCAGATGCTACTTCTGTTTCTGTATAACCTTTTTGTAGGATATCCTCTAATTTCTGATATGATTGTTTACAAAACTCACGGAAACCATCAGAACATACTACAATTTCTTCCATAGGGCAAGCATAACTATATTTTTTACCCTCTACCTCACCGATTTGGAATAGACCACTATAGTCCAACCTAGAAGTAAAAGCAACCCTAAAGTCAACCATTCTATAGTTATATTTTTTACACAACTCTTTAACAGTAGCAGATTTAAATACAGCAGTCGGCCCAATAAGTAAAGGAACTACCTCACGTCCACCACTCTTCATCTCCTCACCCTCAGGTAAAGAGAAATAAGCATCTAACCAAGTATATACAGCGTCCTTACCTTTAATATCTTCAGCATCATTAGATTTACCTTTTTTACGTCTATCTTTTAGAAGTTGTAATGTATCTAATGCAGACTCCATAATATAACTTTCATCAATATGTTCATTACTAAACAACCACTCAGACATAGACACTGTATCTAGTTTATCTGAATCCTCTAATACCTTATAATCAGAATATGTCTCAGATGATACATCTAACCCATTAGCACATGCATTAATGAATGTATCTGTTAAAATATCCTCAACAAGATAAGCACCATTGCACTGGAATATTGCCCTATCAATGTCATTAACTAAATCGACTTCAATCAAGTTAGCAACAGCTTGATAGTCAAATTCCATAATATCAACAGTAATCTCACTACCGAATGTACCACTAAAAATATTGAAAACAGTATTAGGTAGTTCTGCTAAGAATAGTGTATTACTAGGCATAATCCTATAGGCTTTAAATACTTTTTTAGATGAATCTTTAGTAGGTGAATCAAAATCAACAACTAAAGGCTCGTAACCTAAGAACTCTTCAACTGCATGAACCTCACGCACGTTTTTAACAAAATCCGCCTTATCTAAAAACGGAAAGTA